ATGGATGTGGTACATCGACGCGTTGACCGTCGCCGTCGCGGCGAATCCGGTCGTGCCGGAGATCGCTGCGGCCATTGCGCTGGTCGTCTTGTTGCCTCCAAACGACAGCGTCGTCTGATGCTCCGCCCCGAACGCGTCGACGCGGTCGAGGCGGATGTGGTCGCCGTTCACGGATACGGTCGCCTCGATGTCCGTCGAGTCAGTCGACTCGATCGTCATGCAGGCGAGACGGCCGAATCGGATCGAGTGGACCACTTGGATCGGCCTCTCGCGGGTCGCATAGGTCGACCTGCCGTCGCTGGTCGTCCACTCTCGGAGCCGGCGCGTGATGACGATGTGGCCCAGATAGTCTTCAATGATCCCGGTGGCCGCGTCGATCGCGTCCTCCAGCTCGGTGTCATAGGTCGAGCCGGTGATACCCAAGTGCGACTTGAGGTCGGCGAGGGTGATGATGGCAAACTCATTCACGGCCACGACGGGATCTCCTCTGCCTCTTCATCGGCTTGTCCGTCTCCGGTCCTGACTCCTCCGGCATCGGCTCCTCGGGCGTCTCGGCATCGACGACGATCCGGCAGACGCCGAGGGCCTCCAGCCTCTCGGCCAGACTCCGCTCGATGACGACGGCCGCGCCTCGTCGATGGCCGGCCCACGGCTCCAGCAGGATCGTCAACGCGTTCACGGGCGTCCCTGCCTCCCGTACTCGGGCAGATACTGGTGGATCGGGTTGAGGTCCGGCCCCGGCCAAGTGACCATCAGCTGAAGGTGTCCGATCCGGACGCGCGGCGTCACGCCCATCTTGATCCCGGCCGCGCGCGCCTGCTTCCAAAAATGGATGTCCTCGTCGGTGCGCGTGTCGCCCCATCCTCCGTCCTCGTCCGGGTGCGAGTTGAACCACGGCCGCGCGATGCGCTTGAGGGCCTCGACGCGGATCAGGGTGAGGCCGAAGTGTCCCCACAGAGGCTGCAGGTATGGCTGCGCGAGGTCGCTGGCCGGCATCTCGCGGCGAGGGTTGCCGGTCCCGTCGTCGAGGAGCATCAGGCAGCTGTCGCGGTCGCGGCCGATCTGAAGAGGGCAGACGACATCGAGCTGCTCGGCGTCGGCGACGGACCGAAGTGCAAGCACATCCTGCTCGTCGAAGACGCTGTCATAGTCAATCGTGAGGATCCAGTCGTGTTCGCCCCGGCGGATGATCTCCTCAAAGGTCCTCGTGAGGCATTGCCCCCAGAAGACGCCGGTTGCTCGCACGAAGTCGATCTGCAGACGCCGGCAGGCGGTGACCGTCGCGCCCATCGTCTCCGTCCACGCGATGCGCGGGAGGCTCATCACGGCGCAGGTATCCGTCAGGGCGCGGACCGGGGCGATCTGTCGCGTCCTCTTGACCGCGCGGAGATTCAGGCTGCACGGCGTACACGCGCAGAGGCAGGACGGGTCGCCGTCCCAGCGGCCGAGGACCTCAAAGCCTGCGAGGCCGAGCAGCTGCGTTAGCTTCTGCTCGTTGAACAGACTCCGGTGCTGGTCGTCCTCGTCGACCTGACCGCCGAGCAGCCACGCTTCAACGGGCAACTCGCCGGCCTGCGGCGACTGGTACGCGTTGACGATGAGGTCGAAGTCGGGAACGGCGACGCGCAGCTCTGCTCCGACGCGGAGTGCGCGCCACCATTCGCGAAGGGTCGGCATGACCTCGGCCCGAGGCAAATGCTCAAGCACATGGCTGGCACGGATCGCGTCAAGCGTGCCGTCCGCGATCCCGGACAACTTGCGCGCGTCGCGCCCGTCCTTGATGTCCCACGACTGCCAGCCGTCGCCGCCGGGGCCTCCGATGTCGAGTCTCGCCATAATCGGGAGGGCCGGCGTCAGCCGGCCCTCCCGACTCCGAGAGAATGCTACATCAGACGCTGCCGGTGTGCGCGGCGTTCGCCGCCGGCGTAGTCGAAGCACGGCCGAGGTTGGCGGTGGCGCACAGGACCTGCGTCGATCCCGGCGTGACCGTCAGCTTCAGGTAACGCTTCTTGCCGACGAGGTTGACATCGAACACCGCCAGCGGGTTGGTGGTGGTCGCGAGATTCGCCAGCGAGAAGTCGGTGCCGCCGGTCAGGCCGATCGCGGTCCAAGTCGAGTCGTCGTCCGACTCCTCGACCTTGAGTGCGAGTGGCGTCCCGGTCCCGTTGCTCGACAGGCGGATGGACGCCTCGCCGAATCCTCGGCAGTCGATGGAGGCCGTCTGCGTCGCCGAGGAGGAGACGCTGGCCGAGAACAGTGTAAGGGTCTTGATGTCGAAGGTGTTGTGTGGCATCGGTCCCTCTCCCAATCAGCGGGTGAACTTGACGACTGCGCCGGCGTTGGTCGCGTCTCCGACATTCGCGCAGACGATGTCGACACGCTGGGTGCCCTTGATCGCGACCTCGTCCTGCTCAAACGCGTTGAGGGCCGAGTCGCTGACCTTGACGGTCACCTCGCGCCGGTCGCCGAAATAGCAGCCCTGCGAGAGGTCGCCGAAGTAGGCCAGCACGGTGCCGTCAGTCGTCGTCGCCGACGAGGGAAGCACCTGCGAGATGACGACCGGGTATCCGAAGAAACGCGGCGAGTAGCCGGCCGCGACCTCCGCTCCGGTGACGCCGCCCGAGGTCATCGCGAGCCGTTCAAACAGCTCGTGATAGACGGACTTGTGGCAGTACAGCTTCACGCTGCCGTTCATCGCCCAGTTGGGCAGCTTCGCGAACATCTTGGCAACCATCGCCATCGTCGCGTTCGACAGGTCGCTGGTGCCGAGGCCCGAGTCGGCGACGCCGGCCGTGCCGACCGCGTTGGTCAGGCCGACGATGCCGCCGTAGCTGCTGGTGCCGTCGCCGTTGAATCCGGCCTCGTCCTCGCGCTTGCTGAACTCATACGCGATCTCCTGCGCGGCGTCGTCGCCCATGTTCGTGATCGCGTCCTCGTCCAGCTCCGTCGAGACGGTCGTGAGGACCATCAGCTTGCGCGCGACCAGCTGGATGCGGTCGAAGCTCTGGGTGGACTCCTGACCGGCGGTCGACTCGCCAACCCAGTAGGCCGTGAGGCCACCGGTCCGGCGCGGCATCCACTTCGTGTCGCGATTCATCGGCACGATGCGGGCGTTCTGACGGAACACGCCGTACTGCTCGCGCAGCGTGACGATCTCGGCCTCAAACTCCTCCGGGACGAGGAATCCGCCGGCCGAGTTGACCGTCTCCGTGTGCGCCTTGGTGAAGACGCCGTTGGAGATGCACCAGTTGAGACTCTTCTGCCGGCCCGAGATCCCGAGGAGGAACTGGCCGAATCGGAACGCCTTCTCCGCCGACTTGAAGTGGCGGACCGTCTTGTAGACACGGCGAGGCGAGTCGCCGGCCTGCACGATTCCGCGCGGCACGGTGATGCCCTCGTCGGGACGGAGGGCCTTGCGGACCGCCTTGGCGATCTGCTTGGCCTCCTCATCCTTGTCCTCCTCCTCGTCCTCGACCTCGTCCATCGCCTTGGTGGCGGTCGCCGGCGCGATCGAGATGTCGACAGCTTCCGGGTCGATCGGCGCGCCGGCCTCGTCGACGAGCATGACGCCGTTCAGCATCAGCGACTTCGCGATGCGCACGCCGTCCTCGCCGTGCTGCTTGGCCGCGTTCCGCAGGCCAGCCTCAAACTCCTTGATGGTCATCGTCTTCACGGTGGTATCTCCTCGGCTCCTCGGCTCGGCGAGGCCGGCGTGCTAGGCACGATGCCGCACAACCGGCCGATCCTTACGCTTGGATCCGTCCTCGCGCGCGCGCAACTTCGCGCGCCACGATGTCGTCAATGCTAATCGGCCGGCGCGCCTCTCGACTTGACGCCGGCGCGGGAATCTCGACGCGGATGCTGACGCGCCGGTCGACGACTCCCAGCCACCGCTTGGCCGCGCGGCCGTCGACCGCGCCCTTGCGGATCGCGGAGATGAGGGCATCCGGATTCGACTGGAGAGGCGCGACGCTGATCTCCAGAAGCTTCCAGCGGCTGAAGACGGTGTGGACCGCGTCGCCGTATCTCTTGCGGTCGTCGAGGCTGGCGCGACGGATCCCGCCCTGCAGGGGCGCATATCCGATGCTGACACCCTTCACGATGCCCTGCCCGACGAGGCTGGCGACAAACTCCGGGAAATAGTCGCCGGCGTAGCCGTCCGGACGCTGGGCAAACACGAAGTCGCCCTCAATGCCGGTATCGCGCCGGCGGAGGCCGACGCACTTCCCGATCGGCAGGGTCGCATCGTGGTTGTACAGGAGGATCGGGTTGCGCTCAAACTCCTGACTGTTCATGCCCTGCGGCACGACCACCTCGCCGTCCCTGTCGAGACTTTCGGTGGTGATCGTCGCCGTGAATCCGCTCGGAGTCGGCGCGACCTGCGCCTGAAGTGCCTTGCGCTTGATCGTCATCGTCCTGCCCTCCTGTTCGCTCGTCGCGCCTCCATCCGGCGCATGGCCTCGTCCACAATCGGCTGGTAGTCGTCGATGAGGACCGGGACCATCGCGCACCGGCAGCGAGGGTGCAGCGGAGGCCCGGACACATCGGCGTAGTCAAGCATCATCGTGCCGCCGTCCGCACCCTTCAGCTCCGAGCCGACCGGGAAGAAACTCTGCTCGATGCCGACGCCGTCCTGCCCGTACATCGCGGCAGCTGCCTCGCAAAACTCGCAGGGATCCGGGGCCAGCAGCCACCGCTTGCCCTTCACGAGGCCCGTCGATCGCCACGCATTCTCCGTCGACGCGGACGCGGCGCGCGCGGCCTCCGTCCTCGCGATCGTCTCGGCGCGCGATCGCATCGCGCGCGACCCGTCGCCCTCCTTGGTCGCCCAGTCGCGGACGCGCCGGATCAGCTGCGAAGTCGTCTCGCCAGACTGGATCCCGTCGCCGAGGATCTCCGCGACGCGGACCTGCGTCCGCTGGTTGATGCCCGACGCGGCCGTCTGCGAGAGGGTGACGGTTGCCGTCTCCGCATACTGCGCCAGCTCCGGTGCCTTCATGCCGATCTCCGCGACCGCCGGCGATCCGACGACCCGCGACAGCGTCTGCATCCCGTACTGATAGCCGTGGTCGACCGCGCGCCGGAGATACGGCGCGAGTGCGTCGCGCAGGACGGGATCCCAGTTCTGCCGATCGAGGAGCCGGACGACACGCTCAAGCATCTGCGGAGTCGGCTTGCCGGCCGCGCGGATCTCCTTGACGATCGCCTCGACCTGCTTGCGGAGAGTCGCGCCAACGGAGTCGAGGAATCGTGCGAGGTCCCGATCGTTGACTAGCTTCCCGGTCGACTTTGTCCAGAGTGCCTTCACGCTGACGCGGTCGCCGGCGCGACATCCGCAGCTACACGGGCCGGAGGCCGTCGCGACGCACTTGGGTTGACTCGGCTCCTCCGCGTCCGACTTCTCCGCCGGCGCGTCCTCGCTGCGATCCCGACGCGACCTGCGCTCCCTCGCCGGCTGCTCCTCGACGATCTCGATGCGGATCTGCGACTGATCAAACCGTTCGCTGCGTTCAGGCATCACCGTCCTCCTCGGCTGGCTTCGGCCGCAGGGCCTCCAGCTCGACAAACTTGGTCTCCGTCGCGCCGTTCCTGACCGTCCGAACACCCGTGACCTTGAAGTCTCCGGGAGGCAGGATGATCTCTGCTTCTGCCGGATTGGTCGGGAGGCCGTGGCGGGTACTGATCGTGAACATGACCGAACGCGGACGCGTCCTCCGATTCGGTAGCTGGTTAGCCGCAAACGCACGGCTGACCTCATCGTCAAGGCTGGCCGAAATCATCCCGTCCATCCGGATCGTCTTGGCCGTGTCGATCGACTCAAACAGGACCTCGGCGGCAGCGTTGTCGACATTCAGGCCACGCGTGACGCGGATCGGAGGAGCCGAGTCAGGCAGCAGCTGCTGCGATGCGCTCATCCGCAGGTCCGCCATCGCGCTGTCGGCGACGGCGTTGACCACCTGCGCGACGCGCGGCCGCCATCTCGCGGTCAGCTTCTCGCGATCGCTCGGGTTGGCGTCGATCTGCTTCTGCAGCTTGCGCATCTCGCCGTCCAACTTGCGCAGGGCCTCGTCCGCAGGCAGCTCCTTGCCTCGCCAGTCCTTGATCGTCGGGATCTCGATATCACCGTCGTTGGCGTCATAGTCGTCCACATATGCGCGCGCCATGCTCGTCAGCAGCTTGCTGACATTCGGCAGGTCGATCTCTGCGCCCTCTCCACCCTTTCCGCCGTATCCAGCCTTGCCGCCAAACTCGGCGTCGATCGCGGACATCGCGTCCGTTCCCTCGCGGAGGGCGCGATTCATCCATCTGTAGTGGACATTGCCGGCGTACATCGCGATTGACGCCTGCTCGGGGCGCGCCTCTCCGTTCATCTGCATCGTTATGATCGCGTCGCGCGGAGAGTCTCCGAGACCGCCGTATGAGGGTCGCAGCTTCTCGTCGAGGTCCGTCGCCCAGCCGATCGTGTCCACGATGCAGTCGCGCTGGAACTGCGGATCTGCGCGCGTGTCACCCTCGTCCTTGACCAGCGACTCCATCAAACCGGGATCACTTGTGCCAGTCAGGGTCAGGTCGGCGAATCCGTCCTCAAAGAATCCCTCTTCAGCTAGTTCAAGCGTGCTTTCCTGCAGCTGACTGTTCTGCGAGATGCCTTCCCGCTGGACGATCGCCAGCTGCGCCTTGCGGGCCTCCGGCCCCTGTCCCATCACGGCGGCAAACATCTCGTCCGCACTACCGGCCTCGGATTCATCGGAGTCGTCGACCTCGATGTCACTTTCAGTCGCGGCGTCGACCTCGTCCTGCACATCGTCCTTGCCGCCGTCGTCCTTGCCACCGCTGCCGCCGCCGTCGTCGTCCTCGTCGTCGTCCGACCCTCCGCCGTCCTCCTCGCCGCAGGTGTTACCCGGCTTGAATCCGCCGGCCCCGGTCCCGCAGTCCTTGGTGATCGAGCCGGACGGCGCGACGATCGGCAGACAGTCGGAGCAGAACGCGTAGCCGGCGGTTGCGAGGTCGTCGCCGCACTCCTCGCAGACGGCGTCGAGAGACTTGCCCTTGCGATCGCGCGCGCGGTCAAACTCCTCGACCTTCCGACGCGCCCACGACCAGCCGGCGTCGCCACCCCAGCCATTCCACGCCTGCCAGCCCTTGCCCTGCTCGTCCCAAGTCTCGCCCTTTTTGTCCGACTGGTGACGGTCGAAGTAGGCCAGCATTCGCCTGATCGTCCGCTCTGACAGCGCAGCTCCGTTGGCGAGGTCGCGCGCGCGCGCGATCCCGACCGCCGTCATGCCTCGCTGCGATTCAGGCTTGCTCTCGCGGACCTTCAGCGCGCGTCGGGCGTTCGCCTGAACACCCTTCGGCGGCACGGTGTCGATGTCCTCGATCGCCTTGGTCCGCCGGCCGGCCTCGTCCTCGCACATGGATATCGCGATCGCGACTGCCTGCTCCTGCTCATACCCTTCGGCGAGGAGCGTGCGCACCTTCCTGCTGACGCAGTCGTCCGACTTCTGCTCCGCCGGCGCGGCCTCGGCCGGCGCAGCAGCGACCGGTCCTGCGGCCACGATCGGGTCGAAGATGGCCGCAATCGCGGCCTCGCTGATGCCCGGGAACGCGGCGATGGCGATGGCCTTGGCGGAGTCGGCCGGCAGCTCCCCAGACCGGGCCGAGCCGGCGAGGTTGACCAGACTGCTGATCTGCGCGCCATTGAGGGCCGTGTTTGCGACCGGCTCGCCGGCCGCGACCTCGGCGACGGGCGTCTCCTCGTCCTCCGGGGCCGGGAGAGCAGGCGGAGAGGCTGGCGCGCCGGCCGGGAGGGCCGGGAGGGCCTCGCCGGCCCCGAGGCCGGAGAGAGGCAATCCGGGGCCTCCGATGCCCGGACCGCCGGCCGGACCGCCGAGAGGCATCCCACCGACATGGAGCATATCGGCGTGCGGGTCGTCGAGCGGTTCCAGTCCCTGCTCCATCCGCGCCTCATTCGGCGTCATCCATCCGGAGGAGACGGCCGACTGCCGGCGCGTTAGCTCCAGTTGCTCGTCCGCCGCGACCGGGTTGTCATAGGCCAGCACGGCGTCGTCCGACCCGAGATCGAACATCGGCAGCAGCCGCTGGTTCAGGACCTCCTCGTCCATCCTCGCCAGCGGCAGCACCGTCATCTCTCGCCAGCTCTGGAATCCCTGACGCGCCGATGCGAGGTTGGGATCGTTGGCCTTGAGCATCGTGACCGGGACGCCGAAGCAGGCAGCGATCTCCTCGACGATGTCCTCCCGGCCGACGATGTCCTTGGGAGGGAACGACAACGGCTTGAGGTCGATGTCGCTGGAGGAGACGAGGAAATGACCGCCTCGGGTCGGACCCTTGAACTTGGTCTTGATCCGCTCCTCCAGCGCATCCAGCTCGTCCTCTGACGCCTGTCCCTTGACGGACAGCAGGTAGTCGGGGCGGGCGTTGTTCTTGAAGGTCGAGAGGTCCATTGCGTGAACGGCGACATTCGCAGAGGCCGCGCCCCACGCGGCCTCCAACTTGCCCATGCCGTACCACAGGTCGCGCGGATTCGGCCTCCTGAAGTGGATGACCTCGTCCGGTTTGAACTCGACCTCCTGCGCCGTGTTCCGGCCGTACAGGTAGCCGGCGATGAACTGCTGCTCATCCGGGAGGATCCGCACCCATTGCGGCGGCATCGGCCACAGCTGCGCCGGCGTTCCCAGCTTCCCGGTGACGACATGGAGATACGCGTTGCCGCACAGCTCCTGCCAGACGACGCGGAGGACGCAGGCGTCATAGCCGTTGATGAACGGATTCGACCGCGCGAGCAGCGTCAGGATCGGGTGCGCGTCGACGACCTCCTCAAAGTCGGATCCGATCTCCGCTGCCTTGCGGAGGACGGACAGCGACGGAGTCTGCCGGCCGTCGCCGAGCAGGTACGCTTTGCGCGACCTCGTGACCGGCCGCGTCGTGAAGAGCTTCTGCCGCGATCCCTTGCCGGCGCGGATGTATAGCCGCAGGGGCAGCGACGCGACCGCGTTCGCGTTGATCGTCGCGGCCGCAAACACCCAGCTGGCGTAGTGCTGGACCGCCGCGTCATAGTTGAACGGCGGAGGCTCACCGCGATTGCCGCCGCCCATCCTCATCGCGGCCTGCGTCCACGCGCGCGGGTCGGTTGCCTTGGTGTATCCGAGCCATCGCGCGAGGGTATTCAGCATCAAACGATCCTCAAGTCCAGCGGCCTCTGCCTGCGCTTCGCCGCAACTGCGAGGGCCAGCGCGCAGACGCCGTCATCGTGGCCGGCGTTGGCCTCAAAGACGACGCGCCCACCTGTATATCGGAAGCCAAAGCTGTCCAGTTCAGCCCGTAGCCAGCCGTCAGGATACCTGACCTCCCGGCCGTGGATCGACGCGGCGAGGCCCTCCATCAGCTGCTGCTTGCTCTGACTGGTGAATCGCCAGCCCTGAACGCGTCGGCACTTGCGCGCGATGTCCTCCACGATCGGGTCGCCGACGCCGGTCGAGTCGATGAACGCCGGCGAGGATCCGACCATCTGCTCGATCCGGGTGCGGGTCGTCGCCCAGTCGGCCTGCCAGCGTTCAAGACGGCAGACGGCTCCTGACGAGTCGAGGCCGCAGACGACGGTCCAGTCCACGCTCTTGGCGAGGTCGACGCCGAATGCGACCGGCGCGCCCCGGCTCAACTCGCCGACGCAGTCCCGGATCGCGTCGACGCCGAACGGGTTGCTGCCGTCGTCTGTCGGCTCCGCCATGTACAGCTCGCGGAACACATGGGCCGGCAGAATCGCGCGCGCCTCCTCGACCTCCTCGCGCGCGATCACGCCGCCGTCGACCGCGTCGAGGGCCGTCAGGCGGTGGTAGGCCATGTTCGGCGCGCCGGCCTCGGCCATCCGCGCGAGGCTGTACACCCAGTTCCGCCGGCCCTTCACATTGCCGATGATCCGGAGCCGGCCGCGCGTCGCCGTCAGAGTCGACCGGACCGCGTTGAATGCCTCCTCCGGGCATCGCGTCGCCTCGTCGATGACGGCCGCAAACACATCGTCGCCGTACAGGCCGTCCGGGTTGTCCGCCGACTTGAACCACAGCACGGAGCCGTTACAAAGTCGGATCGACAGGGACGACTCCGACGCGGTCCAAGTCGCGCCGCGCGGATCGGCCTCGCGGAGCATCCGGACCATGCGCGCCCAGCCGACCGTCTTGGTGACGCTGTAGGTCGGGGCCAGCCACCAGTACGCACCGGGGGAGCCGTTCCACGCCTCGGCAAGGATCCAGAGCAGACACCCGGCCGTCTTGCCCGACTTCGTGCTGGCCTCGATGACGACGATGCGCGCGGCGTCGCAGATCGCGGCGTGCTGCTTCGGATACAGCGGCGGCAGCTCGGGCGCGGCGATCCTGACGACCCTATCCGCCGACGCGGAGCGTGATCGGGTTGAGCTGGATGTTGTCGGTCGGTTGGCCTTCATCGAGCCGTTCCAGCCGATCGGCTGCCTGCAGGGCGGCGAGGTTGTCGCGACTCATCGCCACGAGGATCTCGACGGCGCGGAGTCTCTCGCGGTCCGTCCTCGCGTTCGCCACCATGCCGACGACGACGCGAGGCAGGCTGGACAGCAGCTCGTCCGGGACCTGCCACCGTCCCTCGATCGCGCGCCGGATCAGACGCAGGCCGGCCCGCTCGTGCTTCTCCTCGACGATCCCGGCCGGCTGACTCGACTTCGCCGGCGCGGCCCTTTGCTTGCGCTTCGCCATATCGTGTCCCTCCGCCGTCCTCATCGGCGCGAGTAGGGTCGCGCCTCACCTCGCGGACCTCGCGAAACATATGGACGCGCCCGAGCTAATGCCCGTCAACCCTGCTCTTCTCGCGCGGGCGTCTGATCTCCTCGCGCAGGATCTTGGGCGCGATCGCGTTCCAGTCGATCGCGTGGTGAATGCGAGTGTGCGTCTTCATATCGGTCCTGTTGCCAGTCAGCGTGCCGATCTTGACCGCAGACGGGACGAACATGACGCTGTAGAACGATTTGACATATGTCCCGGCCTCCAGATAGAAGTCGGTCAGGCCGCCCTCCTGCGCCTGCGTCATCCTCTGATTGACTTGGATCCGCGTGACGGTGAAGGTCAGCAGGCCGCGCAGGCCGTTCAGGCAATACATACTCACATCGTCGTTGCCTCGGCCGAAAAAACTGAACGGCCTCTCGGCGTCGCAGGCGGCGGTGTTCATTGCCTTGCGCTTCAGTCCGATCCGAGGCTTGAAGCCACCGATGTGATCTCCGCCCTGACTCATACAGACGGTGATCGCGCGCGAGGCGTCGAGGAACTGGACCATCGCATCGAGGACCTCGTCCAGACATCGCATCCGGATGGATCCATACGATCCGTCGCTGCGATATCGGTGGAACCATGAGCCGTAGTCGTCGTCCAGCTCGATGAAGTACCTGAATCCGTGTTCCCTCGCGATCCGATGCACGACGCTGCGCGCCCACAGGACGGAGTTGCGCTGCGGGAAGTTGTCGCCGCAATCGACCTCCGAATCCTGCCGGCCCTTGGGGAAGACGATCACCTCGTCGCCGTACTTCGCGCGATACTCGTCGATGCAGCGGTCCTCGTCGTCGACGATGAGCCGAATCGGCCCCGTGTAGCCGTGGGAGCGCAGCGTGCGATAGGTGTCGACCGCATTCGGTCGACCGTGCGTCAGGATGAATGCGCAGAAGTCGTCACGCATCGGCGTCGTCTCGATCCGCGAGTTTGCCCAGCGTCTTGTTCAGGCGCACGAATCCCTGCTCGATCGCCTTGTCGAAGTCGATGATGACGAGGGCCGACCTCTCCATGAGGTCCTGCGTGACCTCGTCCGCGTGGGCGTAGTACTCGGCGATGCGTCGGAAGTCGAAGACAGTATGCCGCTCCGCTGCGAATGCGAGGAACTGGCGAATGTCGTCAGGGACCTCCGCTCGGGCGATCTGCTCCAGCAGCTCCGTCGTCTTGGTCCGATCGCACAGGTCCGCAGTCTGCGGCCGTTCGCCTCTCGGCTCATAGATCGGTGCCTCGATCTTGGCCGTGTATGCCTGCTCGTCGAGGGACTGCCCTTCGACCAGCTTCTCGATCTCCTCGATGCCGAAGCCAGAAGCAATTGCGAGATCGCCGTCAAACTGCTTCAGGGCGTCGAGGGCCTCCGTCAGGGCCTCCTCGTCCCACTCGGCCAGCTCGGCCGTGCGGTTGTCCGCGATGGCGTAGGCGCGCGCCTCCTCGGCCGGCAGATCGGTCCAGCGGACGGAGACGGTGTCCCAGCCGAGGTCGCGCGCCGCCGTGAGAGTCGCGTTGCCGGCGATGACGGTCCCGTCCCTCGTCGCCACGATGGGCTTCTGCTGCCCGAATCTCCGCAGCGACGCGGCGACGGCGTCGAGGTTGCCCTGCCCGTGCCGGCGGACATTCTGCGGGTCGTGCTTCAGCTCCGCGATCGCAACCTGATCGTAGGTGACCCCTGACCCCTGCGCCGCGACGGCCGGTCGTCTCGCCATACTGCCTCCTGTGCGGTCATCTTGACACGCGGGAGACGGGCCGTCAACCGTACAGGATCGCGTCGCGCCTCTCGGCCGTCAGCAGGCCCCGTGCGACTAGCTCCGCCGTGAGGGCGATCGTCCGCAGGTCGTCGTTCATCATGCCCTGCGCGGCGAGGCCGAGCATCAGGATGTCGGCCACGACGGGATCGGTCATAGCGGCGGACCAGATGGCCCTCCGCTCCTCGGCGGTGAACCGTTCCAGAAACTCCAGCGCGGTGAAGTAGAGCTGGGTGGGTGTTCC